CTGGCGGTAATAATTCTTTATATGCTTGTGCTTGAAATTGTGTAACTGATTCTGCTAGTAAAGGATGAATAACACCACTTGCACCTTCAAAAGGTTGAGTTCTATCTTCATACTTAAATCCAAGCATGTCTAAACCTTTAATATAAGTATCTTCCCAATCTTTTCTTGATTCTTTGTCTGATTCGTATGAAGCAACACATGAATCAGATAATGTTCTTAAATCTTCTTCAGAAATGTAATCAGCTAAGTTTGCATCAAAAGGAATGTTAGTTTGGTCTAATTGTGGTTGTAAAGGGCTTCCATCCGTGCTTACTTCTACACTCCCATCTTCTAATTCATTTATTGATGGGTCTGGTTCAAAATCTACTGTTTTTTCAATTTCAACACCATTACCATCTGCAATTTCTAAACCATCTGTTAGTGCTTCAATTGCTTTTTCTATTGAACCAGCAGAAGGCATTCTTGATTTAATAGCCATTTGATCCTCTTACCATATTTTGTTTAACAAATCCACCTTTACTATAAACTGGGATAGTTGATTGACCAGGAATACGTTGTCCTGTGTTTATATCACGCATTTCAATTAATGGAATCTTTTCCCACGTAAATCCGTTCCCGTCAACTATTGTTGTGTCTTTAAATTTAAATCCACTCTTTTTAGCAATTCTTTTCATCGCTTTTACTCCTATCTCATCATAAAACTTATCTCCACCTTTAGGTATTCCACCATGTGCTTTTTTCATCTTTCCAGTGGATAATCCTATTCCATCATAACCTTTATCTGCTGCCATCTTCATTAATCCTTGTAAAAACACTTTTGCGTAGTTTTCAGACTTTTTAAACGGCGCATCTGGGTGAACTTGACCGGTTGTACCTGTAGCTGTCTTTTGTTCTTCCACTTTTTTCTTTAAAGTTTTAACATCGGTTACTAATTTCTTCATAGCACGCTCAATATTCCTTAATTCCGCTACATTTTCCGGTAATTCACGTTCTACACGTGGTAATTGCATAATATTTTCTTTTCTAAGCCTTGTTGACTCCAAAGTTTGCATTTTTTTGTCTAATTGTGCCGCAAAATCACTCATTTCAGCTAAAACATTGCTTTTATCGAGCCTTGGTGCGTATTTATACCCCTTTTGAGCAACATTTTGGTGTAAATCTGACTGGATTTCTTCCATAAGTAGTATTTTTCTGCCATTTTCATCAATTCTTTCACTAAATCTACCCCATCCAAAAGGTGCATTACCACTATCAGTTAAAGGTCCTCTTCCAAATTTTTCACCACTAAAGTGACCGGAGTCATATACCTTCTCTCCAGATCTTACAGAACCATGATCAAAGTTAAAATAGAACTTTAATTCGCCGTATCCAGACCCACCTGGCACAAATTGTGCACCATCATGTGCTGGTGATTTTTTACTTTTGTAAAAAAATCCTCTACCTTCACTCATATCACCTAAACGGTATAATAATTTCTTTGTCCAAAAAGGAATTGGAACATCAGCTGTCATTACATTTCTATCAAAAATATTTAATGCTTGGTATAACTGATTAAAAGCTTCTTCTTCTGGTATGTTTTTAGCTGTCGCTAATTTTACTATATCTTCTTGAGGTACTAAATTTTTTAAAACATTAATATGGTCTTTTTTTATAATATCATTAGCACCGTGGTACATTGCAGGAAAACTGTTTTCCCACATTGGTCTAAATTTATCACCAGTGTTAAGATCAACATTTTGACCTCCATATCTAACAGCTAATAAATTTACATCATCCATACTTTGTCCTCGCATTACATTTAAAAGATGTTCACGAACTTTCATTCCTGTTGCATCTTGGGGAGGTTGATGTAATGCTGTTAATAAGCGTGGATCATTAGACGTTACATTTAAAGCCTCATCTGAACCGCCATAGCCTCTTTTTTCACGTACCTTTGTTAACATATCAACTAGATCTTTTGCGCCACGTTCCACGGGTGCTGCCATCGCAATATCCATATCAATCTTCGGCATCTCTTTGTTATAAGTTTCAAGGAGCTCGGTCTTCGATAACTTTCTTTTTGGATCTGCTTTTGCAATATTATTTAGTAATGCTTCTAAACCAAACTCATCAAGTTCTGTTGCTGACACACCAGGCTTATTTTTAATTGTTCCAAGCCATTGTTGTGCACCCATTTTTACATCAGGCATTTTTTCTATTTCATCAACTGTGGAAAGAAACATTGCTGGTTTATCTTCAGCCGCTTGCGCAACAGCAACGTCTGTTGCTTTTTCTGCCTTGCCTGCTGATTTAATCATATCACCAACGCGGGCCACGGCCTTCGGTACTTTAGACATCGTTCCAAATAAAGCAGCAAATCCACCTACATTAAACTTTTGTCTTTCAATACTTTCTTTAGGATCTAATAATGGTAAGTCTTCCATAGTAGTGCTTGTATCATCTAAATCTGTATCAATCAAGCCACCATCTTTAACTAAAACTCCTAAATAAGGATGTTTATATTTAGACGCTGCGTAAGGATACTTATACAGGCCTTGTGATTTTATTAGCTCTGCAGCTTTTGCATCTGGTTGTGCTTCTAAAAGATATTCAAATAACTCTTCGTATTCTTCATCTTTAAAACGAGGAATTTTAAATTTATCACCCTTCACACCATACCCAAAAGCTTTAGGGCTTTGACCTTCTAATGTAAGAATACTAAGGGCTTTTACTTTTTTTAATAAATTTTCTAATCTATCTAATTCATTTCTTAATGCTTGATTAGGTTTAGCACGTAACGCTGTTGCAATATTTTTTATTGCAGCTTCTAATGATCTTTGAATGTTTTGGTTTACCGCAGAAGGAGAAAGATACATTGCTTCTCCAGATCCACCAATATCTAAAAAAGGGCTTTTTCTATTTACTTTACCTGTTTCTGAAAAAGGAAAGATGTGTGCAAAGTCAAGTAATTTTTCTCTTAATTTATTTGTGGGTGTATTAGGAAAATATTTTGCAGCTATTGCATATAATTTTTTACCAAGTTTAGATTTATTATCTGTAATTCTTTTTTTCTCTTCTATTAAATCATCTACACCACTAGAATATTTTTTTACAGCAGATGATAAATTATCCATTATTTCTGGATCTTCTGCATTTAATTTAGTAAGAAAGTTTTCTGGATTTTTATAGTATAAACCACGTGCTTGATTAGTTAGCACTGTCATTTCAGCTTCATTTTTTGGATTAAATTTTTCTCTTAAAAGAGGATCTGTAGTTCTTTTAAGACCAGATTTTTTTACCCTTATTGCCGGTATACCTGCAGCTATTTTTTCACCTTCTGTCATCATTAATTTGTGATCAAAATTTTCAAATCTACCTTTTAGTTTTGGTAATGGTACATCGTCAGGATTATTTTTAACTTTAAGTATTGTTGTAAGGTTTTTTCTACCTGTGCCTGTTGATCGAGCAAAAGGGCTTTGAACCTTAGCTTCACTTACTTCATCTGCTCCAAATTTGTTAATTCTACTAAGAGTGACAGGCATGTGATCAACTTCTTGGGATGTCTTACCTACTTTAAGTTTTTTTGGATCATCTATTGGTTGTCTTATAACATCCATAGCAAATCTTCCAAAATTAGGATCTTCATTTACTCTTGCAAAATGCTCATCAAGATATTTATCATTTTGCTTGTGTGTAAGTTTTCCTGGTTTTTCTCCTCTACCAAGAAAAACTTTATATTCTAATTCTTTTTCATTTGTTATGTATGGAAAAAGAGGTGAATTATCTTTAGGAGATGTTTGAACTCTTTTGACTAAACCTTCAAGGCTTGTATCTAAAGAACCAATTCCTTTACTAATTCCTTTAACAACGTTTAGTACGTTTCGAACCATTACTCACCAAGGACGTCAAAGTAACCAGCTGCAGGAAGACCTGCAATACCAGTGTACGCAGCAGCTTGTTTTTTACTTGTAGGTAAAACTGTTTTTATTCCTTTCCAAGGTAAACCAAGGCCAGTTGCTTTTG